TTAAGGTTGGCACAACTGAATGGTCAGGATCATGCGAGGTGTTTTTAGATGAAACTGATACCGCACAAACGGCCATCACTTCAGGTGCGAGTGTCACCATTAAATTCTACTTTGAGGGCGCAACATCGGGTGATAAATATTACACCGGCACAGCATTGGTTGATTCAATTGATCGCAATGGTGCAATTGATGACATGGTTAATGCCTCATTTAACTTTAAAGGTACTGGCGCACTTACATTAGCAACTGTTTAATGGGTATTAAGGACAATGCAAAAGCGCAGTTTAAGGCTAGATTATCGGGTGAGTTAAACTCGGTTTTTGTGCCTGAGTGGGATGATACCATTTACTTTAAAGGTGCAATCAATGGCAAACAACAAGCCGAGATTTTAAAGCTATTTGATGCCGGTAAAACTGTTGATGCAGTTTGCATGGCATTGATTATGCGTGGCTTAAATGCCAACGGTGATCGTATTTGGCGGCCTGCTGAATTGCAAGAATTGATGCGCGAATATGATACGGCGGTTATTAGCCGTGTGGTTGAGCAAATTAGTGATGATGACCCATCGGTGGACGAGGTAAAAAAGCCTTAAAGACCGATCACGATTTGCATTTTTACTGCCAATTGGCAGAGCATTTGCATAAGTCTATAAATGAGATTATGGAATTAACAACAGTCGAACTGGTGACATGGGCGGCTTATTTTGAATTAAAAGGACAGAAAAATGGCTAGTGCAGCAACGGCAACTTATGTTATCAAGCTAAAAAATCGCACTAAAAAGGCATTTAACGCCATTGGTCGGTCTTTAAAACGTACAACTTCTGCTGTTTTTAGCCTAAAAACTGGCTTTGTTACATTGGCTGGTATCGCAGGCATTGGCTTTTT